ATTATTTACAATGATTACCGACTATAATTATGCTCACCATGAGGTAGAAGACGACTAAATACTTAAAAACTAAGAAAAATGGCCAATTATCATATCAAAACTCCTAGTGTATTAAACCCAACTATTGGTGATGTATATTGGAAAGGAGATAATACATGGACAGAAACTTATAGTGATAGGAAAGTTTATACTAATAGGACAACTGCAAATGATCAAGCAGCAACTACAGTTACTACAAGTTTAGGTATTACTTATCAACCTAAGTGGTGGGCGAATTCCACTGTTGTAACGGAATAATCCAATGGCGATTAGAAAAACTATACCAGGTCAAATTGAAAATAGAAATTTTCTAGCGCCTACTGGGTTTCATTTCCAAATTCAAAGAGCTCCTAAGGTTTCTTATTTTGGGAATATGGTCAATATTCCTGGAATAACATTAGGTGTTGCAGAGCAACCTACTTATCTAAAGGATATTCCTCTTCCTGGTGATAAGATGGATTTTGAGGATTTAACTTTACGGTTTCTTGTGGATGAGAATCTAGAAAATTATACAGAGATTCAACATTGGATGAGGGGTCTTGGATTCCCTGAAAGTTTGAGTGAGATTTATAATTTTCAAGAAGAAGAATCTGATTTTAAGCAACCTGACAAGAGTCAGTTAAATCTTTATTCTGATGGAACTTTAGGTATTCTTGATTCACAAATGAATACTAAGTTTAAAGTTTATTTTGAGAATATGTTTCCTTATTCTTTATCTACTTTGGATTTCGATGCTACCCAACAGGATTTGGAATATTTTACAGCTCAAGTATCATTCAAATATACAATCTACAATATCAGAGGAATAGGTTACGGAGATTGTTAATTATTATAAGAGAATTTAAATTATGATGAGTCTTGAAGAAATACAAACATTATGGGTGAAGGATTCTAAGATTGATATGGATAATCTCCATACAGAATCTACTAATATCCCTATGTTACATGCAAAATATTATGAGATTTATAATACTTTATCATTATTGAAAAAGAAAGCAGAGCAACAAAGAAAAAGGATTAGACATGAACGTTATGAATACTTCTCTGGTAAAGCACATCCAGAGGTGTATGTAGAAAATCCCTTTCCAAAAAAGATAAGGGATAAAGAAACTATGACTGCTTATTTGGATTCAGATAAGTCAGTGGCAGATATATCTTTGAAGGTGGAATATTATGACGTAATGATGGAGTATCTAAGAGATATTTTAAAGCAAGTCAATAATAGGGGATTTCAAATAAAGAACGCGATAGATTTTATGAAATTTACAAGCGGTCTTGGTTAGGATAATAAATAGCATATATTAATATTGCTATATGAATGGCTGATTTGACCATTGAAAAAATCAATGAAGTTTATATAAAAATAGATTGTGACCCCGGAATAGAAAGAGAAATTCAAGATAGATTTACTTTCGATGCGCCTGGTGCAAAATTTATGCCTCAGTATAGAAAGAAATACTGGGACGGACGTATTCGTCTGTTTAATCTGTCTACTAAAAGAATTTATGCCGGATTGCTAGATAAGGTAGTAGCATTTGCAGAAAACCACAATTACACCTATGAATTTTTACATAACAAATACTACGGACTTCCATTCGAAGTCAATGAAGGAATATCCAGAGAAGGTGTTAAGGAATACGTCAAAACTATTACAAACATCAAACCAAGAGATTATCAACTTGATGCCATATATGATGCACTTCGCTATAATAGGAAACTGCTTATATCACCAACTGCCAGTGGCAAATCTTTAATGATATATGCCGTAGTAAGATACTACGTAGAATCTAATCAGAAAGTATTGTTAGTTGTCCCTACTACAAGTCTAGTAGAGCAGATGTTTAAGGACTTTGAGGATTATGGATGGGATGCTAAAAACCATTGTCACAGAATATATGGGGGCAGAGAAAGGATTAATACCAATGATGTAACTATAACAACATGGCAATCTGTTTATAATCTAGACAGAGGATTCTTTGAAGATTATGATGTTATTATAGGGGATGAAGCACATCTCTTTAAGAGTAAGTCCCTTATTAAGATCATGGAGCACTTGCATCATGCCAAGTATAGATATGGGTTTACTGGCACTTTAGATGGAACACAGACCCACCAGTGGGTGTTAGAGGGAGTATTTGGTCCATCATATAAAGTGACACAAACTAAGAATCTTATAGAGAAGGGTCATTTATCTCAACTAGATATTCAGTGCTTAATTTTAAAATATACTCCTCAGAAATTTGATACCTATGAAGATGAGATTCAATTTCTTATTAGTCACCCAAAAAGGAATAACTTCATAAAAAATTTGGCATTAGATTTAAAAGGCAATACACTTATATTGTATAGCAGAGTGGAGACTCATGGAGCTATATTGTATGAAATGCTAAATAATTCTATACAAGGTGACAGGAAACTCTTCTTTATTCACGGTGGTGTGGATGCTGAAGATAGAGAATCCGTTAGAGAAATTACTGAAAAGGAGACAGATGCGATTATAGTAGCATCTTATGGCACTTTCAGTACTGGTATTAATATCAAGAACCTTCACAATCTGATATTTGCCTCACCGTCAAAATCTAGAATTAGAAACCTTCAATCTATAGGAAGAGTTCTTAGGAAAGGTAATTCTAAAACTAAAGCCAAACTTTATGATATAGCTGATGACTTGACTAAAGGTCATAGAAAAAATTATACTTTGAATCATTTTATTGAAAGAGTGAAAATATACGCACAAGAGCAGTTTAACTATGAGATTATATCAATCAATATAAAAGACTAAGGAGGTAAGTATGGGAATCGAAGAAGACTTTTATGGAACTATAAAATTTAAGAATGGTGAAGAAGTGTATGCTAAGGTAGCTGCTTCTGATGAAGGTGATAGGACTATGTTGATACTATCTAATCCTATTGTAATTGAAGAGATTGTAAGTAGAGGTGCAGTTCATGCTTATAAGTTTGAACCCTGGCTAAAAACCAGTAGAGAAGATATGTTTATTGTTAATATGGAAGATGTTCTTACCATTTCTGAATCTCAAGATATGGACATGATAACTAATTATCAAGATTATACTAGTAGATGTAATAGAGGAAATCTTTCTAAAGTAACTAAAAAGATGGGTAGAATAGGCGGCGTAGAAGACGCTAAAGCCGCTTTAGAAAAACTATTTAAAGTCGACTTTAAAGCTCCATAGCGGTTCGAATAAGCCGCAATCAACCTTTTTATCCCGACAAAAGTATTCTAAAGGGATTTTGGAAACTTGTCAACTTTTCAACATTGTGATATAATATAGATAACAAAAGTTAATCTAATGAGACGCGCAAAGAGATCCGAACATTATGTAAATAACAAAGAGTTTCTTAACGCTCTTGAGAATTACTTCGCAGAAATTGAAAGAGCTAAGTTAGAAGGAAAGCCTAAGCCTGTCATCCCCAGATACATTGGTGAGTGTTTCCTTAAGATCGCTAACCACTTATCCTTTAAGCCAAACTTTGTTAATTACATGTTTAAGGATGATATGATTTGTGATGGGATTGAGAATTGTGTTCGCTACATCCATAACTTCTCCCCAGAGAAATCTAAGAACCCCTTTGCATATTTCACCCAAATCATATACTATGCATTTCTTCGCAGAATATCACAGGAGAAAAAGCAGTTAGAAATTAAAAATAAGATTCTAGAGAAGACGAATTTTGACGAAGTCATGGATGCCAACGATCTTGACATGGCAAACTATTCTGACTACAATCAGATAAAAGATACGGTCCATTCTAAACTGAGATACCAGTGAAGGTCGCAATTTTGACGGACACTCATTTCGGGTGCCGTAAAAACTCTAAGTTATTTCACGATTATTTTGAGGAGTTTTATGTAAATACTTTTTTCCCTAAGTTAGATGAGCTAGGAATTAAGACAGTCGTTCATATGGGTGATTGTTTTGATAGTCGTAAGGGGGTTGATTTTTCTGCTTTAGCGTGGGCAAAGAGAGTATTCTTCGATCCCTTAAGGGAGAGAGGTATTACACTCCATCTTATCGTGGGTAATCATGATGCTTATTATAAGAATACCAATGAGGTAAACTCTATTGATTTGCTTTTAAATGAGTATGACAATATACATACTTACAATAAAGCAACTGAAGTGAGGATAGATAATCTTGATGTTTTACTCTTGCCTTGGATTACTTCTGAAAATGAGTCGCAAACTGTTAAACTCATTGAAAATACTTTATGCACGGTTGCGATGGGTCACCTTGAGCTCACAGGATTTAGAGTTAATCAACACGTCCTCATGGATTCGGGTTTTGACAGCGGGGGACTTGAGAAGTTCTCTAAGGTTTTCTCAGGACACTTCCACACCCGCAGTGATAATGGTGTCATATTTTACCTAGGTAATGCTTATGAAATGTATTGGACTGATGTGGGAGATGATAGAGGTTTCCATATCTTTGATACAGAAACATTAGACCATGAGCATGTAGTTAATCCTTATAGTATTTTTAAGATTATTAACTATGAGGATACTCCTTATCAAACATTTGATGTTAGAGAGTATGAAGGTAAGATTGTTAAAATAATTGTTCGTAAAAAATCTGATATTCATCAGTTTGAAAAGTTTATTGACAAACTTTATTCTGTAAATGTATCAGAGTTGAAGGTAGTTGAAAATTTTGACTTTAATGGGTGGTATCAGGAAGAGGATGATGAAGCAGTCGAATCTGAGGATACTCTTTCTATTTTAGATACATATATTAATGGATTTGAGACTGATTTGGATAAAACAAGAATCCAAAATATGATGAGAGTAGTATATCAGGAGGCTTGTGAATTAGTTTGATGTATATCTTAGCTAGAAAAGGAAAAGAACGGGAGGGTGCTTATTCTGTTATAGATGAGGATAAAGAAAATGTACTTTATATTTTTGTAGAGGAAGATGACGCTACCAGGTATGCTTTACAATTAGAAGATAGAGATTATCCTACAATGAATGTTATTGAGATTGATGATGAAGTGATGATTAAGACTTGTGAAGTTCATGGACATAAGTATGCAATTATCACTCCTAATGATATAGTGATACCGCCGGACGAAATATCATATGATTTTATTTGAAAAGATTCGCTGGAAGAATCTCCTTTCGACCGGCAATCAATTTGTTGAAGTTGAGTTAAGTAAAAATTCTACTACTCTTATAATGGGTCCTAATGGAGCTGGCAAGAGCACCATTTTAGATGCTTTATGTTTTGTTTTGTATGGCAAAAGTTTTAGGAAAATCAGGAAGGATCAACTCATCAATACTACTAATGAGAAAGGAACAGTAGTAGAGATTGAGTTTAATGTTAATACAACGGGTTGGAAGATAGTAAGAGGTATTAAACCTAATATCTTTGAGATATATAAAAATGGAACGTTATTGGATCAATCTTCACATTCTCTTGACCAACAGAAGTGGTTAGATCAGAATGTATTGAAGATGAACTATAAGTCATTTACTCAGATTGTAATTCTGGGTAGTAGTTCATTCATTCCTTTTATGCAACTTACTACTAGTCATAGAAAGGAGGTAGTTGAAGATTTGTTAGATATTAAAATCTTCTCTTCTATGAATGCCATTGTAAAGGAAAAGGTTCGTAGTTGTAATGATAAGATTAGGTCATTAGAATATAAGAAGGATTCAATCTTAGATAAGGTTGTAATGCAAAAGGAGTTTATTGATGAGATAGAGTGTAGAAGTAATCAGACTATTGAAGAGAAGAGAGAGAGGATTGATAGGTTAATTCAAGAGTCTGATCACTATGTAATGGAGAATCATGTAACAGAAGATGAAGTTACTGATTTGAGAAAGAAGATGGAAATTGTATCGGGAGCTACCTCTAAGGTTAAGAAATTGATGCCTTTGAAGGGTAAAATGTCTTCGAAAGTATCAATAATTACTAAAGAGCATAAATTCTTTACAGAAAATAGGGTTTGCCCTACCTGCACACAATCTATAGAGGAAGAGTTTAGGTTAAATAAAATTAGTGATTCTAAAAATAGGGCAAAGGAGTTGCAGCAGGGTTATGAAGAACTCAAAGAAGCGATTCAAAAAGAAGAGTTGAGAGAATCACAATTTCAAGTTTTTTCGAAAGAGGTTACTAAACTACTTAATGGCATTACTCAAAACAATACTCACATCTCTGGTTGCCAGAAACAAATCCAACAACTGGAATCGGAAATTCAAAGAACTTCCACTCAACTTACAAACAGAAATTCTGAGTATGAGAAGTTAAGTGATTTTAATAATAGTTTAGAAGATACTTATCAACATCTTGCTAAAAAACGAGAGGATATTTCTTACTACAGCTTCACTTATAATCTTTTAAAAGATAGTGGAGTGAAATCAAAGATTATCAAGAAGTATCTCCCTCTGATTAATCAGCAGGTGAATAAGTATCTTCAAATGATGGATTTCTATATAAACTTCCAGTTGTCTGAGGAGTTTAATGAAACTATTCAAAATCCTATTCAAGAAGATTTTACTTACTCTTCTTTTAGTGAGGGTGAAAAATCTAGGATAGATTTGGCACTTATATTAACATGGAGGGATGTAGCACGTTTTAAGAATAGTGTTAATACAAACTTGCTCTTATTTGATGAAACTCTAGACAGCTCTTTGGACGGTCCTGGTAGTGATGAGTTTATTAAGATTATTAAGTACGCTGTTAAAGATTGTAATATTTTTGTAATCTCCCATAAGCAGGGAATGGAAGAGAAGTTTCATAATGTTATGGAGTTTAGTAAGGTGAAGGGATTTTCACATATGAGTATGAATAACTAGGCATTTATTTTTCTTCACCTAATATCTTATGTGTTGATATCCTCATCTAAATAGTGATAGTTGAGGAGGATTAACATTCATGCATAATTTAGTATCTCACAATGAGCTGGCAGATTGGAAGGTTGGTAAAACAGATGTTGTAGAAACAGATTCTAATTCTAATTACGAACTTGTGTCCGATTACTTCCAATGCTTGACCGAGTGTGATACTTCAGATCACGACGCAAAGCGTTTCTGTAGACACATTCTAGAATAGCATACTAAAGGAGGTCGACAATACTCAGAACCCCACCTTCTCCTGGTGGGGTTTAGTACGTGTGGCAGTTGAAGAAGTGGTAGGTTACCTGGGCATAGCTCCAGGTTTTGTTGTATTATAGAGTCATACAGAAAAAATTTATGGCTATCAATTTTGAAGTCAAGGGTATGTTAGCCAAGTTATTGGCTGCTGAGAACCTTATAATAGAGCATCAGAAGGTAGAGACACCTTCATTTGATGTAACAAATAGAGTTCTTACTCTTCCTTTGTGGGATAAGGCTAGTAATGATGTTTATGATTTATTAGTGTCACATGAAGTAGGGCATGCACTTTATACTCCAGATGAAGATTGGGGTGATGTACCATTTCAATTTGTCAATGTTGTAGAAGATGTGAGAATTGAGAAGTTAATTAAGCGTAAGTTTGCTGGATTATCTAAGACATTTTATAATGGGTATGGTGAGTTACATAAAAAAGATTTTTTTGAGATAGAAAGTGTAGATGTTAAGAAGTTAAATTTAGCTGATCGTATCAATCTTGACGCTAAAATAGGCAATTTTATTAAAATTCCTTTCAAAAATAAGGTAGAAGGGGATATTTATGGGGTTATTAAAGAGTGTGAGACCTTTGATGATGTTAGATTTGCTTCTAAATTACTCTATAAGTATTGTGTAGATCAATTAGAGAAGAAAGTAGAGAATAAAATTATAGAGCCAGACACTGATGAGGGTAAAGATTTTGTTGATGAGTTTTTTGATGAAGGAGAATCTAAACCAGAAATATTATCTGAGCCAGAAGTGGAAACATCAGAGTCTTTTGAGGGTAATGTTAAAGATTTGAGTGATATGAAGACTCCTAGATTCCAAAATGTCTATGCAGAAGTCCCAAAAGTTAATTTGGAACAGGTTATTATCCCTAATGATAATGTACATTCTGATCTGATCTTTGAATTTTGTCGATGGAAGGAGGAGTTGACTGAAACTGATGGGCAATATCTTAAGTTTAAGAGATCTGCTCAGAAAGAAGTTAATTATATGGTGAAAGAATTTGAGTGTAAAAAGGCTGCTGACGCTTACTCTAGAATATCAGTATCTAAAACTGGAGTTTTGGATACCACTAAACTTCATAACTACAAATTCAGTGAAGATCTGTTTAGAAAGATAAGTATTGTCCCTGATGGTAAGAGTCATGGACTTATTTTCATCCTAGATTGGTCTGGATCTATGGGAACTGTTTTAGAAGATACTGTAAAACAGCTTTTCAACCTTATATGGTTCTGTCAGAAGGTTCAAATACCTTTTGATGTCTATGCATTCAGTAGTGTTCATAGTGTTTGTGAGGAGTTTCCTACTAAGAGAGAGGTTAATACACTTGAAGTGCCTAAAGATTTTAAGTTGATTCACTTTTTGACTAGTGATGTTAAGAAGAATCAGATAGAGATTCAAATGTTGAATATGTGGAGATTGACTTGTTATTTGAGTATGATGCGGATTCCTAAGTATGGTATTCCTGTTCAATATAGACTATCTGGAACACCTTTAAATGAATCATTAGTAACTCTTCATCAAATTATTCCAGAATTTAAGAATAAAACTGGAGTTCAGAAGGTTCAATGTGTTATTTTGACTGATGGTGAGGCTAATCCTCTTGGATGTTGGGTGAAGCGTGGAGGCCCAATAGATGATGGTGATGATGTGAGGGTGAGAGGTTTGTTTGCTGGAAGCTCTTTTCTTCGGAATAAGAAGACAGGACATATTTATCCATTTCCATACTACTTCTATCAATTTACTAGGGTGTTATTAAATGATTTGAGAGAAACATTCCCTGATGTCAATTTTATTGGTATTAGGATAGTAGAATCCAGAGATTTGGCTAAATTCTTTCATAGATATGAGAAAGGTGTTGATAAGAAAGTGAAAGAAGCTAGGAAAGAAAAGAGTTATGCACTTAAAAACTCTGGATATGATAGGTATTTTGCTATATTATCATCTTCCTTAGACAATGATACGGAGTTTGATGTAGAATTTGACGCTTCCAAGTCTAAAATTAAGTTAGCATTTACTAAATCTTTAAAATCTAAGGCATTGAATAGGAAAGTCTTGAGTGAGTTTATGGATTGGGTCTGTTGACCACTTCCTAAACCGTCCACTATTTTCCCACACAGCCTTTAGTGGCTGTACAATATAAACATTGAAAGACAACATTATGATT